GCCATCTTCACTTAATTTAACAATCATGTGAGATACACGGTCAAGATTGATTGTAGGTGTTTCAGGATGACCTAATTCACCAAAAGCACGATTCTTATTAATATATTCTTCTGTATAACGATGAACTTCTTTTTTCATCGTATTATATTCGTATAGGCGACCATTTTTATTTTTTCTTTCAGACACTAAAAAAGGACCCTCAATAAAAAGTTCTTTTTTACCATCTGCACCTTCGGTAATATAATTTACAGTTTCGTGAATTTCTTTAATTAGTTTCATATACTTTACCTTTTTTATGGTGTTATTTTGTATTGGCCATAATTAAATGCTGCTGGATCGTTAAATTGACCTCTTTGATAGTAAGCATTATCTTTACGTAGAGAAAGTATTAAAGTATATGCTGTATTTGCTGTAACACCATACGTATTAATTCCTAAATTTCCATTTGGACCTATGGCGTTGTTGTAAATAGCAGGTTGTTGTTGACTACCATATTCTCCGTTACCGTTTAAGTAGAAAATTGTGGCATTATTTGCTGTTGTATTATTACTACCTACCCAATATAATTCAACTGAACCAGGAGGAGAAGCAGTAGACATACTTACATAATATTGTGCTGAAGTTAATTGTAAACCATAATATGGTAAAGCTGTGTTTGCAGCACCGCCTTGGTTATTTGCAACAAGATATCCGTTAGTGGCTAAAGCACCATAAAAAGAATTTGCTACAACTTTATTATTGTTTGCCGTTTCATTACCTGAAGCACCATCAAATTGGCCTGTCAACTTAATAACAACGTCTGTTGTAGTATCTCTTAATATTTGAGTCGTAAATTTATTTGGCATTTTTTATCCTTCTACCGATTCATCTTCATTTGAAGCTTCATTTGAATCTTCATATGAATCATCTTTTTGAGAGATTAAGTTTTGAGCAATAGCTTGTTTAGCAGCTTCAATGTGAGCAGCAACTTTATCATGAATTGAACCATATAAAGATTTACGGAATTCAACACCGTTGTCATCCATTGCATAATCTATAATATTGCGTGTTGAGTAATCTGCCATTATTTTCTCCATTTATTTAATTGGTATAATATTTATATATCTTATTCTTCTTGGTCTGCCGGATTGACAGGTTGCTGAGGAACTTGCGATAACATTTGTTGTTGTGCCACATCATTCATTGTTTGTTGAGGCAATCCAAGTCCCATTGCCTTTTCTTCATCAATTTCTTCTTGCATTTTTTTAATTTCATCATCAGTTAAACGCAATACATTTTGTTGTATCCAGTTTTGTGAAAAGTAACGTCCAGTATATGGATCGACGGAAGCTAATAAAGATAATCTTTCTTTCATTAACTCAGCATCTTTGAGTTCTGTAAAGTTATTGTCTTTAATGAAATCATAGTGAATATGTTCTTTAAATTCACTCCATTCTTCATTGGTACAAATACCTTTTAATACACATTGAACACGAAGAGCTTGGTCAAATAAGTCAGAAAATTTGTTACGCATACGGTCAACAAACTTAGCAAACTTTAATTCGTCACGAGTAATTTCATTGGTACGACCTAAAGAGAAACCAGAATTCTCTGGATTCAACCTGGAGACTGGAACGTTTAAAGCTTTGTATAGTTTCTTTTCAAAGTATTTAACGTCTTCCAACTCACCTAGGTTCTGTCCACCAGGTAGTGTTGCAATTTCTGTGCCTTTACCGCCTTCTCTACGTGGTAACCAAAAATCTTCCATCATAGACAAGAATTTACGGTCATCACGAACTTCTCCTGTGTTGGCATCATATACAAGTTTATTCTTGTATTTTACCATAATATCACGGAGATATTGTTCTGCTTTTAATTTCGGTAAGTTACCCACATCAATATAGAAAATGCGGCGCTCGGGAGCACGACTGATACGATAAATGACTGTAGCATCTTCAATCATCCTTAATTGATTTAAAGGTTTAATTGCTTTGTGTAAATAAGATAACACAACAGCACGGCGAGAATCCATAAGACCTGATACAACTGAAATAATAGAATCAGTAGTAATGCGAACACCAACAGGACCAAAGCTTGAAGAACTTCCAGAAGTGACTTTATCATTGAAAATATAATATTCATTAATAACGTTCATAACTTCCACACCAGTTCGTTCATCTTTTTTCTTTTTAACTTCACGAACTTTACGTAACTTACGTGGGTCTATATATCTCAATTCTCTAATACCTTGAATTGGATTTTCACGGTCAATAATAATATGATAATACATTCTACCATCAACATAATATCTACGAAAAATATCATGCGCCATATTACTATAATTTAACATACGTAATACTGTATTAAATTCTACTTTAATTGAATTTTTAATTTTGTCTGGAACTTTTAAAGCATCCAAAACAATTTTAATATTATTACCGTCATCATCTTGACAAATAGCTTCATTAATAATATCATCAATTGCAGATTCAATTTCTGGTTGCATTGCCATTTCACGGTAACGAGAAATTAATTCAACTTCATTTTTTGCGGTACCGTCTAAGTCAACATATGTTCCATAATAAGCGGCAGAAGTAATGGTTAATGCGCCATCGTCATTAGTAGGTGGCGTAAACGATTGTTGCACGGATTGGGCATCATCAGCCTCTTGACGTGCAATCGTAAAACCAAATAGAGAAAATTTATTAGCGGCCATATTATCCTATATCAATTCAAAAAAACATATTAAAAGGGGACTTTTGTCCCCTTTTGTAAAACAATAAACATTAAATATCTGTACTCTTTACATTAGTCCAATATTGGTAAGCAAATGTTACTGAATATTCTTCAATTTCATTATTTGATTGCCAATTTAAATCAATTGGTGATAAATCAACTGGAAATAAACCAACGAATTTATAATCTTGTAAACCTTTTCCTTCTTTACCATACTGAGTAACGGTTGCGTCAACAGTATAACTGGAAGGATTATTAGCTCCACTTGCTCTAACATTACCGGCGTGACTATTAATAGAATTCATCCAAGATTCTAAAGAATTTCTAATTGTAAAGTTTTCATCATTGATGACGCTTACTGTCCAATTAGCAAATTCTCTATTACCAGCAAGTTTTATTTCACGACCAAAATAATACAAATTGGTCATATTAATTGTTGAACCTGGTAACTGAGAAGATTTAATTAAAAATTGTGATGATTGCCCAGCGGATACGTTATTATTTGCTATCGTTGGAAAATTTAAAGTCACCTGGAATAGGTTGGGACGAGCGCCGTCTCCAACCAAATTCGCTCTAAATTCTGTTACATTAAATGCCATTTTTTTCTCCTAATCGTTGAATTATTTATACGCCTGTTGAACCAATAACTTGATTAAAAGTTACACCAGAAGCAGTTGCTATAAAATTCAACTGAATAAAGTTAATTGAACGAGCAGGCTGAATATAAATGTCACCAACAAATTGATTAGCATTAACAACCTGTTGTGTGTTATTTGTAGAATCACAAACAACTTTGAAAGCAGTAATACCTCTACGTCCTTGAACATCTCTTAGATATGGAGTTACTAATGCTACAAATTGAGATTGTGTAAATGCATCATTAAATTCAAATAATGAGTATTTAGCGGCTAATGAAATTGTTTTCTCTAACACAATAAACAATCTACGAACATTGATACGGTCGAAAGCAGATGGTTTACTTTGTAGTGTTTTATCACCGTAAAGAATTGTTCCATTTCCTGGGAAAGTTACAACAGGATTAACACCAATTGAATAGATTGAATCTCTTTGTGGTTGACTTGGATTCCATGATAGTTTAACAACATTCTTTAAATTACCACGATTGTAACCAGCAGGAGACCACCATGGGTCACGAACTGAATCAGTATATACACATAAACCAGCAATATCAGCGTTCAAAGGAAGCCAACGATATGTGTTATTATATTTGTCAAACATATACTTCCAACCAGAATCTGCAACAACATATGAACCAATACTTGGTGAAGAAATACCTAAACCATTTATCCAAGTGGTAATATTTGTTACCTCATTACCTGTTTGATTAACAACAGAAGCATAAGGAGGTGAAACAAATGCTAAACAATCAGCTCTTGAAGCAGCAACATTACTAATAACATATTGTTGTACTGTAGAACTTGCCGCACCAGTTAAAAGTAAATCAATACTAATAGTATCTTTATTTGTAAATTGGCCATAAGCAGTAATAATATCAGCATCTGTTACTGTTGTATCTGTACCACCACTTAAATTAATTGTTTGTGCATTTGTTAATGTAGCAAATGTTGTTGTGGATGGTTTACCCCATGTAGCACTTGTAATAGAATATTCTGGATGGTCAATTGAATAAACATATTGTGAATTATAAAAAATTACATTTTTATAATAATTTGATACACCGGTAACATTAGATGTGGCATCAGAAGCTTTTGATACAAATGGGAAAGTTTCTAATACTGTACCTTTTGTACCTGTAAATAAACCACCAGAGTCAACAACAATAACGTGCAATTCATCATTTGAACCTCCTACTGCCGATACACTTGGTGATGTAGAAGGAGCAGCAGTGAAATATGAAGCATATTGCCAGTTAATATTGAATGATTGATTTGATAATGTAACGTTAGCATTTTGTAATAATGTTAATGTGGTATTATTAACAATAGTAGCAATTTGGCCAATAATTACACCAGCAGAAGTTGTTAAGAATGAACCGACAGTCACATTGGTTGTAAAATATGTATTTAAACCAGTAACAGTAGTTGAACTAGTTGAACTGTTAATTGTACCAGCACCAACAATTTGATTGAATGTATTTGAATCTGCAACAGAAACAGTTAAAGAGTTACCTAAAGCACCAGGATAACGAGCAATAAATGATCCATATGCATTTGCATTACTATTATTTAAATAATTATATTGAAACACACTTTCATTTTGTACTTGTAATGTTGAACCTGATGTAGCATTATAAGTTAAATTATTAGCTGCACGAACAAGTTGTAAATTATTTCCATATGCTAAAAATGAAGCAGCTGTAAAAAATGATTGATATGTGTTACTATCTGGAGCTCCAAATTTACTAACTAGAATAGTTTCGTTAGTAACCTGATACGCAGTATTAACAGGACCCCATTTAAAAGCTCCAGCATAAGCACCGGCAGTAGTTAGAACCGAAGGAACAACAGTTGTTAAATCAACTTCGGATACAGATACGCCTGGAGAGATTGTAAACGCCATTTTATTCTCCTTGAATTATTATGATTTTTTGGCAATTATTATACCATAAAGATATTTATGATTGGCCATTTTTACAGTTTTATCTATGAATTTCTCTAAAGTATGCAGCATAAGTTTCACCACCACCTGCTTTTTCCCATACATCACCATCAAAAACATCAAAAGGGTGGTCTATACCATTGTCAATTACAGGTGCCGGTGGTGTTAATTCATCATGTTGATTCATATTTTCAAGTTGTAATTGTTTGCGAATATCATGGTTAACAATCTCTTTAAAGTATTTTTGAGTTGTTACCCAAGCAAACATTACTAAACTCATTGCTAAATCATCATTATTTTCTGAAGATTCTGCGGCAAATGAATTCTTTTTAGCCACAAAAGTGGTTAATTCTGAAATAGTATCAAAATCATTTAAAATTAATTTGTTACCTTCAATTAAAGTTTTTAAATTGGAACAACCAATTCTTTTAACTTGAGGTGACATTTTTAAACCTAATTGCACACCTCTAGCAAATCCGGCAGATAATTGTTGTGGTTTTTTATTACCTGTAAATACTTTCCATAAGTTTTCATACTCTAAATCTTGATGTAAAATTTCAGCAACCTGTGGAGTATTATTAATTTCAACCAAAACATAGGCATTATTATACAATTGAGCTGCATTAAAAATGACCGTTGGAAATAATATTGGTGAAACAGAAGAACTCTTATAAGCCGCAACTTGTTCGTATGGGGTAGTAGAAATATCTATTACAGAAAATGTGGATGAATCTAACCCTTTACCTTCTGATACGTCTACAACAATAGCATAAAGATGGTCTTTTTTATTTTCTTCATCATCTTTAATTGGCATTTTATAAATTTTCAACATATCATGATTGGCAATAGGGTCTTTATATGCCAATTGTTGAAGTTTAAGACCAGAAATAAGTGTATTAGAAGAACCTAAAAATTCAGTTTCAAATTCTTGTGAGAACTGTCTTTCTGATGTGTTCCGTATGGTTTCTTCTTTCCAAGCTTCGTCTCTACCTGGAACTTGTGACCAATGAATCTCAAAAGGAATATAATTGTTTCTTTTATTAACCGCATCTTGCCAAATTTTGTAGAATAAATTCATACCATTTGGTGTGGATACAATCAAAATCTTTGTTTTTGTACCAGCAGTAATAACAGGATAGACTGATGTAAAGAAGTCGTATGCGATATTTGACGGTACGAAAGCAAACTCGTCTAAGAATACAATGTTAAACGAACCAGAACGAGCAGCTGAACTTGATGTTGAGTCGGCAATAATAACTGAATGATTTTCTAATTCAATACGACCTTTATTCCATTCAACCACACCTTGTTGGAGCCACATAGGGAGGTTTTCATACGCTAACTGTAACTTACTAAGAATCTTACGAGCGGTGTCGCCACGGTTGGCCAAAACTGCGATGGTCTGAGAATCTTGAAATAGAACAGTCCATAACAAATATGCAATAGCAGTAGTTGTTTTACCAACCTGTCTGGGACATTTTACAATAACAAAACGATTATCGTGAAATTTTTCAATCATGTCCTTTTGGAAATCATACATCTCAAAAGGAACAATACCTTCATCTAAGGTAATAATTTTAATATATTTTGCAAAATAAATTGGATCCTGCCGACACTTGATATATTCATCAAGTTGTTCTTTGGTATAATTTACTTGAACGCCAATACGTTTTAGTAGGGGGTTATCACGGTAAGATTCTTTATTAGCAGCCATTTTTATTTTTGTTTACTTTGATTTTTTAGAAAATCTGCTAATTCATTTGTACTGCCGACAAAAATAGCTTTATCAATAGTAGTATTATTTACTTCTTTTTTGTTTTTATCCATTTCACGCATTTGTTTTTGAATACTTAAAAGTTCTTTGTTGGCATCTACCATATTTTTCAATAAAGTACCATAAACTTCAAATGCTCTTGGATGTTGACCAGCTTTAGCAATTTCTAACATTTCATACATTGCTTCATGCCCTTGGTCGATAATACCTTGAAGATTTTCTTTTGATTGTTGGTAAGCATCAACCAAATCTTCTTCAATATCAGGTTTCTTGTAATGTGCCACCGCAGTTTTAGGTTTAACTTCTGGTTTAGATTCAGTAGAAGTTACATCAAATATTTGTTCCATGGATTTTTCAAATTTGCTCATATTAACTATTTGGATAAGTGTTTGATATGTTTGGTGTTTCTTTTATAGAGGTTATATATATGTAAGGCCCATTAGCATTTGCTGTAGTTGGACTTGGAGTTACAACTATTTGTGCATAATCAATTGGTTTTACATAATAAGAAACAAAATTATAGGCAGAATTGGTAACTGCTCCAACAATTGGTTGATTGGATACAAAATTACCATTAATATTTGTTAAGATAACTTGATTATTACTTTGATTAAATGTTAATACTTTAGCGGTAGCTGTAGCCGAGTTAAGTGAATAACCTTGATATACAATCTCACCTGTTTGATAATTTCCAATACCTGTATTTGCAACATTAAAGATTACAGAATGTTTATCTGTAACATCATTAAGAATATTAGTAATAGAAGTTTTAATTAAACCAACAGAAGAAGTACCACCAAATACATAACCCTTAACGGTAAAATTAAGTGTCCAAATAATCATACGAGGGTCAGAATCTCTAGGTCCTTCATATGTTATTTCATGACTTGTGTTATTTAATACAATAGGTATTTCTTTTACAATACCCATTTCAGGAATTAAATTGAGTTTAATTGTATAATCTGGTGTAAAATATGGTAATATATGTTCAATAATTTGTGAACCATCTTCAATGTTTCTTACATAAATGTATAAATTAAAATCAAAATTATAAGGTACAGGATTATATTGAGCAAGAACACCAGAATTTGTTTGATTAAATGTTTTAAAATTGGTGTTTTGTTTTCTTGTGGCATCATAATTTAACCCTACCATTTCAAACGACATACGAGGTAAAGTCATTTGAACTTTTTTATCTAAGTTTGCATCACCCTCAATACGCTGAACATATAATTCTTTTGCTGCATAGGCAATAGGAACAATAAATCTTTCAGCTTCAGTTTCGTCTGGATTATAACGAACCAATGTAATATTATCAAATAAATTACCAAAACCTACAGTAAGTTTACGAATAATACGATTATAGAATATATTGGCCATTATATTTTACCAAAAGTATTTGTTTCAGAAGTATTTGTTATAGCAGCTGCATTATTTAAAATGAGTTCGTTATCATAGTTTTCTTTATTTGCCGGAGCATTTAATGGGTCAAATGTAGATAATACATATTGAGCATTGCTTGTTGCACCGTAAATTATTTGACCATCAACAAATTCACCAGCAATATTGGTAACTGATAAAGTATTAGATGAAGGTATCCAAGATTGTACTACTGCAACAGTTGTTGCATTGGCTTGAGTTCCATCATTTGATTGATATGCAACTTCTTGTATATTGTAATTAATATGATTACCTGCACCAGTATTTAAATGTAAAGTATAAGCAGAATCAGTAACAACAGCATCAATAGCTGCAACACCAGTAGCAATTGATTCTTGTGAATATTTGAATTTCTCCATTTCTAATTCATAGAAATAAGGAACTTTTCTACCTAACATAAAGAAATCTTTAGTTTGATTAGTAAATTTAATTTCAAACAATTCACCTGTACCATTTAAGAAAGGAATATAAATTAAATCACCTTCATTAGGTCTAGTTAAATTGGCACTATTAGGTATTCTTTGAGTAAAAGTTCTTTTTGATACAATAACTTTTACGTTATTTTTAATTTCTAAACCAAATTTAGAAAAGAATTCTTTTTCACCTTCATATTCCATTGAACTAGAAAGGTATAATTCTAATTGAAAAGCAGATTCAAATTTACGAACAGGATCTTCACCATAGAGAAGGTCTCTGGCTTGATTGTTATTATTAGGAAGATAATATGCATCAAAACCCATTATTTTAATGGATTCTACAATTAAATCCTCAATAACTCTTTGTTCAGATAAAGAGTTGTAATTATTAAAATAAACTGATACAGCCATGTTAATTTCCTAACTTTTGGCACAAATGGCCTTTATGATGATTCTTTTTTCCTTTGGCAACATTAGACATTGCACCTTGGTCTAAATTATGTTCTCTACAAAATTTGTTCATATTTTTTATAATTTCTTTTTTACCGTTTGGAAAAGTTATTAACCAATTAACACTCTTGGCCTCAGCAACATTTTTTTTAGATTCTTCAGATAAAGTCCAAGTTTTACCTTTTGATGCTGTTTTGTATCCTAACTCTCTTATTTCTAAGAATTGTTTTTTTCTTTTATCTTTTTCTTCTTCAGTTAAATTATTCCAAAATTCTTTTGTTTTATTCGCCAAATGTTTTTTGGAATCTGGATTATTTAAGTAGTATTCTTTTAATCTTTTACTATTTTCTTTTCGTTGTTCTTCTGTTGGTTTCCATCCAAAAGTACCTTCACCACCATCTGTTTCATTATAACCATTATTTTTAGAATCTAATTTTTTAATCCATTCTTTTTCTTTTTCAAATAATTCTTCTTTAGTTTCTGCACAATCCAATTCATACACTATAAAATTTTCTACGCCATATAAAGCCATTGCATTGTGTATATGACTTTTATTTGAACTATTTTTTGTTTTAGTAATAGTTTTATGTTGTTTAAACCTTCTTTCAATTTCTCCTCTAGTTACACCAACATATTTTTTACCATCCAATTTATTTTCTATACAATAAACTTTCATATTATCTCCTTATTATATCTTATTTATACAACAAGGACATTTGAGCACCACTAGATTAATTCATAAACCACTCCAAAGGACTTCCGTAGTTCATTTCCATCTCTTTTTCCAATCTTTCAATTTCACCACACGCTTCACTATAAATTTTAGAACCATTTAATGTCACACCACCTGGTAATTGTAAACCTTCAAATTTGGTTAAATTATTACCCCAACTTCTTTTAATAAGTGCTGTGGCATATTCTTTTAACCAACGGTCATTCCATACCAAATTGTAAGTATCTGGATTAATCAGAGCATATGCTTCTGATACTACCACTTGACCTACAGGAGCTTCATAGTTACCCCATGCCCAATCAATATACAGTCTTTGCATATGTCTTTGGAATCGAATAGGAACTTCACCAGTGAATTGAATTTCTAATGAACGTAAGTGTTGCTGTGTTAAGTTATAGTTGATGTACGATGCGGAGGTGAAGTCGTATAATTCATTTAAACGTAATTGATAACGCAGGTCAAACATATTAATAGTTGCCTGTGAATCTGAAAGTGGAAATATACGAGTAATACCTGCAAGTTCAATAGCATTACCATCTTGGTCTAACGCTTTTGACGCATCTAGGTATTGATTATTAATATCATTTTGTGTTATATAATGAATCCAATAAACTTTTTGTAAACCATCAAAATGATAATCTTGCCAATATTGAAGCGCATCATCAATACGGTCTTGTACTTGGTCTGGATCCACGTTAATTTCAATAACAGGAAAGCCTAACCTACGCAGGCAATAGGTAGTAAAATCTTGTCTTGTGGTAATTGATGCCATTAAAACCTCCTAATATAGGGGTATTTATATTTTGCCTAGATATAAAATTAACAATCAGTAGCACCAGCGTATTCATTAAAAGTTTTTAATATCCCATAAATAGCAGGAATAATATCGCCTTTTAAATCTTCAATAGCAATATAGTGTGCATTTTCTTTGACTGTAGTCATGTTTCCATGTCTTGCATCTTCATTGTAATAAACTGCTACTTGCACTTGAATCTGTGTTTTATTGCCAAAGAAATTAGTAATTAAAGCATAAGCCTCTGGTGCTGGAACTCCAAATTGTGTTTGCTCTAGTTTAAGTTTTAAAGCCATTTAATTCTCCTTAGTAAGTCATTTCAGTTGTGCGAATTTGGCAAACTGTTCTGATTGTTGCTGCTTGTCCTGTAAAGGTTACTGATAATCCACCATTAGTTGTATCTGCTGTAACTGCTATTGTCCAACTTGATGCACCTGTGCCTTTAGGTTGTAACACCAATGGAATATTAGGATCAGAGCCCAATGACTGCACTACCGGAGCTACCGTTGTTGCACCACCTGTTGCTTGAATGTAGTTTGCTAAACCGGAACCAAGTATCAAGGTGGAAGCAACGTTTAACGTTCCGCTCGAACCGGCTATAGCGTCTGCTGCGTGATTAAAGTTAATGGTCATTTATAACCTATTTTACCAAGGTGTTCCGCTTGAAATCGGATTTAAGTTACGAAGTTTATATGCTGTTAATTCAACATCAGCTTGTTCTTCAGTTTGTTCACCCACTAGACTTTTAATCCATGCAATGACTTCTTCTTGAGTAAGTGCTTGATATGGTACTATTGTATCTTTTGGAGGAGGTAATCCTGTGTGACCGTTGATTTCAAAAGAATCTGTTCCATCACTTACGATTACAGTAAAATCTACTGCCTTTACAATACCATTTGAATCGGATACTAAGTTGTATGGTTTGTATGTGTATGTATTAGCCATTTGTTATTCCTTGTTGTAATTTTTCAATCTGTGATTTTGCTTGTTGAGCAATACCATCAATAACAGTTCTACTAAACTTATGGGGTAGTTCCTCTAGACCTGCAATGATTACATTATACCAACTAGCATTAATAGTTAATTCTATTGTTGGTTCTTGTTGTTGTGTTGTTTGTGTAGTATTCATATTAATTAATCACTATAAAGTTGACCCTTGTTTCTGCCGTTGCTGCGGCATTGGCATAGAGTGTAAAAGAACCCGCTGCTGCTACTGCACTTACTGATTTCATTGTATTATCATTTGTTCCTACTGTTGCAATAATGATACTAGATGTTGTTACTAAAGTATTGGTTACGACTAAAGAAGTTGCTGCTGCGGCAAAGTTAACTGTTCCAGCATTTTTACTAATGGTCTGTGCGCCTGTTGTGCCTGTAGCAGTAACGGTTTTATTAAAACGCATATCACCGTTAAAGAAGTTTGGTGCAGTTCCACCAGCGTAGAAGTTCCAGTTATTTGTTACACCTGTGTTACTTGCTGCTTGACCAGCAAAAAAGCTATAAACTGTGCCGATTGCGTTATTGGCAGTCCCTGTTATGTTGCCTGAGTTAAACCCATAATAAGTTGTAACACCTGTTGTAGATGAAGCATTAAAAGTTGGAGTTACAGAACCATATGCTAGAATTTGAGTGATTGTGCCACCTGTTGCAGAAGCACCAAAGCCTAACTGAGTTATATTGCCATACCAATTTGTAGGAGTTATTGTTGAGTTTAAAGTAGGTGCGTTTTGCAATCCATATACAGAAGTAATTGTAGAACCTACAGCAGGAGTATATTGAGCATTTATTATTGAGCCAAACAAAGCCGTTGTTGCCGTAGTTCCAGTTAATACTGTTGTAATATTTAACGCAGATCCATTTCCTGCAAAAGTGTTTGTTCCAGCGAGTTGCATCATTGAAGCTGAAGTTGATTGAGTTCCACCAACAGTTAAATATCCACCACTCCCTAAAGATGTTGTTCCTATACCCAAACGACCTGCCATATAATTGTCGGCAGTTCCTGCTATATATAAATTAAATGATCCTGATGCTAATGCAAGATTTGAATAAAGACCATAGTTATTGGTTGCACCAGTCATATTTGTTGCTACATGAAACCCAGCTTGGGTTGTTACTGTTGA